CATATTCTTCTGGCAATTGAGCTATCTGGGTGTCAATATCATCGCCTTCAATGACATTGCTTACGTTACCGCCAGTTGGTGCGGTTGCAGATTTTGTGTACCCGCCAGTTGATGTTATGTTATCCGCAGGGGCGGCTAGCGTTGTAAGTAAGTCTTGCTGCGTTGTTGGGGTACTTATGATGTTGTCTAAAACTGTCGACGTATCAGTTGTTGGCGTTGTGGGCGTTGTGGGCGTTGTGGGCGTTGTGTATGCGTTGTAGTAGTTTGTAACTTCTGGCTCTGAAATAGCGTAGCGGTTGGCAATCATCCCAGCCAAACCTTCGTTACCCTCTAGTCCGCCCACGGACTTTACTGCCGCAGCAACTTCATCTGCTGTAGCATCCGGGTTTTGGGAAAACCACCAGTCAACTTGTTCTTGTGTTAATGCCATTATCCAACTTTCCAATTCGTTCCGTCAGAATATACAGGCACAGCCACTGCTCCGCCAGTCACCACGGTAGCCCCAAATGTTGGGCCTAATGCATCGGTTACAAAAGCCCTTGCGCCTTTACCAGAAGTGACCGCGCTTGGTAGTGTAGCCACAGTGTAGTTAGTCAAAGGAGGCACTACGCCAGAAGCCATTAACTGCGTAGTCAACGCATCAATCCTGTTGAAGTACAGACGCAAGATGTTTAACATCTGGTCAAAATACACACGGTTGTACTCTTCTGGAGGTAGCGGCAAGTTAGGTGCGGCTACCTTGTTTAAATCAAAATCAGTGGTGACAATAAAACTCATCGTCTGCCATCCGGTCTAATGTCAATACGGGTAGCACCCAACTGCCATGTTGTTCCGAGGTTTGTAGAGCTTACCTTTAAGATAAGCTGACGACCACGAACACGGGTGTTAATCTGTCCTGTAAAGCCTTCAGTCACTGTGTACTGAGCGCCGGTCTGTTTAGTTACATTGCCTGTTACCGCCGTGCCAGTTCCAGAGCCTGAGTTTTGCAAGGGGTAAAGCGTGTAAACAACTTGTGGCGTAGGAGAGGCATCCGACCCAGAGAATGTTAAGTCAGGCAACATACGATATACAAATCCAAATCTGTCGCCGTCATCAATGTCAAACTCAGAAGAAGATATGTAAGCTTCAATACCTGCTGGCGTACCCGTCTCGTTATTGTCTAAGCCAAACTCTTGATCGACCAAGTTGTAGTTGTACGTAGCGGCAATAGGGAAGTCTCTTAGGCCAGAGTCAAGCCAAGCTGTGCGCTCCATCGTGCCGTAGTACCAGATTTTTTCAAGGTAGTTGTACACCACATAACGGTTGGCAACCAAGCTACCAGCCGCGCAATAGAACCACCAGATTTCGTTGAAACCCTCGTTGGTACTAGCAAACACTTGCTGGTTTTGCTGGAGGTTAATGTCTTGGTATACGTACCGGCGCAGGTCGCATGGCAAAGTCTGTAAGCGTCCATCGTACAGATAGAACTTATCCACACCCATCCAGTACACAACACCAGAAGCTTGGGTTGCTGCGTTCTGACCAAGAATAGAGATGTTATCTCCCATCAATTGGCTAGACCAAACCACTGGCGGGCCAATGTATTGGAGAGAATAGATGGCAGAATCAGTCCACACCAAAATTTCTTGACGGGTCTGAACGGCAGTCACAATGCTAGAGCCGTGCGATAAAGTAACACTACCAGCCTGATTGGTTGCAGAAGGTGTCCAATTAACCACAGACTCTTGATCCGACCAGCGAATCAGCATAGGGTTTTGTACACCCACAGCGCCAATATCGTCGCATCCAAATGCAAACACAAATCGGCTTATGTCAGATACAAAGACAAAGTTTTGAACGGTTGGGCAGTCTGATGCGCCCGACAGACTTACGATATCTACACCGTTAGGCATGATGTAGTGATCGCCAGACTGCGTTCCTGTCGTGGTAATAGCCGCACCGCCGACCGTGGCCGCTAAGTTAAACGTATTACCGCTAGAGTTAATGACGTAGTAAATTGTTCCGGGCAACAATCCCGTAGGCAACGCAGCAGGATAGCCACTGTTTGTAAGGATAACCGGAGAACCATTTGGCAAGTTAAAAGCGGCAGTAACTACCGCAGGAGAAGCTATGGTGACCGTAGCCAAGGCAGGGGCTACGCCATAACCAGCATCCCAATAATAGATTGGGCCACCACGGAAACCATAAACTAAGTCTTCACCAAAGTTGTTCTGACTCCACAACCTAATCGCAGATGTTGACGTACCGCCAAAACCCCAAGTTCCTGCGCCCCATGTACCAGCACCCCAACCGGCTAGTGGGATTTCGTATGCGTCACCTGTATTAATTTGATAGATAGCATTTACAGTCGTTCCGCCACCAGCCGCGACAGTAGAAGTAGCCGCAGTAGCAGATACGATTGTGTAGGTATTAGCATCAACGTAAGTAATTTGATACTCACCGTTTAAATCAAGGCCACCTACGGGAGCTACGTTACTAAACGTTACAAAGTCACCTGTAATTGCGCCGTGGGCTGTGTCTGTAACTGTAACTAGGGTAAGTAGATTAGTTGTGGCAAACGGGTTATTTAGGATAGCTCCTGCCCGAATAGGCGTAATATCGTTGTACTCACCACCCAGTTCTAAATAGAACTTTAAGTTCGTGCCTACTCCAATTAGGTTTAAGTTGTCTAGAGTGATCCAGTTCCATAAAGAACGGCACAAACCTTGGAATGTAGATGTAGATATACGTGCCCAGCCACCGATCTTTTCAGGTGTGCCTTGGCGGAATCGCACCTTGTCGGACTCATACCAACCACCTTCGTTTGCATAACGGGTGTTCTCCCGGTTAACTCCCGGCTTTAGTACGAGTTTCTTAAGTGCCATCGGTAGTCCTAGGATAAAAACAGTGCTTTTTCAGCGTCCCTGCGCTTTTTTAGCCCTAGTAGTATTTTGCCACCAGCCATGCAATACAGCAAGAGGGCATCGGCTGCGCCTTCCCAATCACCACGGTTAATTTTCATCCGAATAGAAGAACGCTGAAAAGCCCCCACTCCGGCGTTGAAGGCAAAGCTGACACACGCATCGAAAGCCCCTTGACGACCAGATAAAGCGGGAGCAAGTCGTAGAACACCACGTTCAGTAGGGACGACATCATCCTCGAATAGTTTCTCGATCTCTTCTTTAGTCCAGACACGATTGTCCTCCGGTTTCAGTGGCATCTCTTTGCGGATCATCCCTGTATAGTCGTTTACACGCACAACGGGAAGTTTAATCTGGTCTTGGTACAGCACATGACCATAACCAATTGTCCAGATATGGGCCGGGCAAAGGTACGGCTTAGTCCTGTACCCCTCCCACTGGTGCATCAAGTCAGCGCCAGCTTTGCCCAGTTTCATTTCTTGCTCCAGCTACGTGAGCCAAACCAGAAACCAATGATGCCTCCAAGCATTGCCATCTCATCTGTGCTGAACAAAATATCAGTCAAGCGCACCAAGTCATCCATGCTTGTAACCAAAGCGGGGCGACTGTAGATGTAGTAAGCCATCCAAGCATTGATAGCGCAGAGTTCCAACACAAAGATGTAAGTAACCATTGGGCGCACAGTGCCTACAAAGTTGACCACCCAGCGGCTGGCTTCTTCCATAATCTTCTTGTCGTGGTCATAGGCCGCTACAGTCATCTGCGCGTCTGTTTCCATAGCAATCTGGTCGGTGCGAATCTCTTCTATCTGGGCTTGGGCGGCATAGCCTTGAGCCAGCATCTGAAGCTGTAACTCCATCTGTACACGGGCAAGGGCTAACTCATGCTTCTGGTCAGCCTTGTTCTGAAAGAAGTCGAGTAGCTTGGGTAAGCCTGATATGAGCAGACCGCCAAGGGTTGATATGAGTGAAAGCATCGTTAGTCCTTACAAGTTTTTGATTTGTCGTCATTTTGCATGAGTTTGATACCAGACAGGAACCCAATCATGCCGCCGATAAGAGTAGAAAAAGCGGGTGAAATCATCTTGAAAATTTCTGCGTTGTCCACTTCCTTGGCCCACAGACCCAACATAAAGCTGATTACCATTGCCAATACGGAGATACATAGGGTTGTGCTTACCATGAGCGTGACGTACAGCGTCAGCTTGTCCCTTGTGTTCGGTGTGGGTTTCTTGACCGGTCTGGGTATCGGTTTTCTGGTCATACAAGTTTGTCAATCTCGCGTTTAAGGTTTGTGATGTCAATGTTTATCGTAATCTGCCGCATCCTGTATTCATAAATCTCATACTCGTACTGGTGAAACTTCTTTACCTGTTGCGCTATTTGTGCGTTTAAAGCACGTTCAGCGTCAAGCCTTTCCACCCGCTTGGCAAACGCTTCTGTCTGCACACTGGTTTGAGGCTGGACAATCGGATACCACTTGTCGTAGCTGATCTTCATTTCTTCTCTCGCTCAAGTGCATCTTTGTATCCATGAATGACTTTAGTTCTGAGTTCTGCTGAGTCTGCTGCGCCAGCCCACTCTGATAGGTTGTTCCACATCACCACATAATCTTGAGATCGACAGTGCTGTGCATTGTTTGTCAGCCACATTGACATTTGCTGATGGCGCTCGGAAGGATTGTGGATTGTCCAAGCAATTGACCAGAACTCGCGCACATGACAGCCGTTCTTGGCTACGGCTCCAACTAGCCCCAACAGCAGTAACAGTATGAGCCAACGCATTTATCACACCATACTCCATGCAATTATGTACGTGCCATAGATGACGAAGGCCACTATACAGGCCGCCGCAATGAATGCTTCAGCCCAGTCCCACATGATTAGGCAGGCTCAACCCAGTTAGGGTCTTTAGGCCAAGTGATTGTCCAAGGGAAACCTGCTTGACCGGTGATGTCACGCAGTGCTTGGCGGTATGTAGCCCATGCAGTTTTATCCGCAGTGCTGTCGGCAATCTGTGTCCAGTCGCAGTCTTTGAGCAATTGAGTACGCTGGTTGCGTACAGATGCGGCTTGTTCTGCGTCCTTCATTGCCTTGTATGCAGCTTCCTGCTCGGCGGCTGTCTGGGCAGGCTGATCGCCTTCGGCTGCGCGGTCTGTGAACACTGGGCCAAGGATGTACTTTGTGTACCACTTGCCGTCAAGTTGCTCTACACCAGAGCGTTGGCTGTACTGGTATACCGTGCCGCCCGTAGCCTGTGGGCCTTCAAACACAATGTCACCAGCGGGATCGCTGATGTAGCTGTTAAGCCACTCTTGTGTTACTGGGCGGGGTGGCAAGTTTTGAGCGAAGCGAGTACGGAACTCACTCTCATACATAACTTCACCTGTTGAACGTAAACGAATTTCCATGATGTGCTCCTTTTAAGCAATTGCGAGAAAGATGTAAGTGTCGCCGTTAGTATTTATGGCTTCGGCGGGGGATGCAAGTAGTTGAAATCCTGTTGCTACGCTGTAAACGCTGTCTGCGTTGAATTCAGCATTAGTGGTGTTTAAAGTTAAGGCGGGGTCAGTACCTGACACCATGCCTCGTGCTGTGTCCCATACAAACCAACTACCAGATGTGTTCGTACGCTTTATCAATACAAACCTTGCACCCCCAGTAAAGCCGCAGTTGACTGTTTGGAGTGCGCCTGTACCTGTGTATGAGCCTACTTTGGAAACTCCTGCGACTGTGGCAAACAAGTAGGCGACATAAGTGCCGCCAGAAGCGTTTATATTTCCATAATCATATAACGTAAAATACGTAGAGGTTGGTGTTGTGTTGTTCCAATGATCCGCTGTAAAACTTGCACCAGTTGAATTAAGTTCAAGTACTTTTGTTGCGCCCAATGCAGAACAATAAACATCCCACTCACCTACAGAACTCCTGCGTTTTACGATTAACAATTCTGGAGCAACTGTTAAGTTGTGCGTTACTTGAAGTCCAATAACTCCCGTCCCTGTATAGCAAACCTCATCAAAGAAGCCGGGGGCACGGCGGAAGTTCCAATAAACATAAGAAGCTCCACCAAAAGCACTTCCAATCTTGAACCCAGTATTGTCCCAACTATTTGTTACGCCAGCCGTAGATGACTCTGCATTTGTGTTATCGCTCAGTAAGTAAGCTGTAGAGTTAGACAAACCCGGAGAGTTAACACCACGCAATCTATCCATCCACCAAACATTATCGGCTCCCGGACGGTAGTGGGATATCTGCAAGTCAATAGGAAAATTTGTTGTGATAGCCGTTCCAGTTGCCGCAGATGAAGTTTCTGGGTCAAACACACTAGTCCCCACAGTCGGGGTCTTCATTGGGCCACGGCGGATGGCTACGTAGATGTAGGTTGCCCCACTAAAGTTGTACATGGCTTCGTTGGCAGTAATTTGAAAACCTGTGGCTGTTGGAACTACGGTACTGTTGGCGGCTAAAAACCCTCCGTCTTCAGCAGTGGATAAGTTTGCGCCTAACGCATAACCAACCCCCGTCTTTGGGTTTGGCATTCCCCTCATAACATCAACCATTGCCCAGTTGTTATAACTCTCAGGACTTGTGCGAACATCTATAGCCGCTTTAATCATCACAAACTGAGGCTCGTACCCAAGGTCTATGGTTGGCCCGTTGCTAGAACCATTGCCTGTATAAGACCCACACGTAATGCCATTGGTTGAACCACCGCCAGAAACAGGGAAGCCCCCTGCGTTGTGGGCGAATAGGTAGGCGACATAGTTTGTCCCCGCTGAAGCTGTTGGGCCAGCGGCAGATGGGAAAGTAACGGTTGTATCTGAAACCGAAATCCAAGAACCAAGAAATGCTTGTGCATCTGTTTTATCTAATCTAAGGTATCTGCTTGTTGGGCTAGATAAAGACCGGTGGTAAACAAACCATCCATCCACACCACTTGTGGCTTTAACAATTACACAACCGGGAGTAGAGCCTAAATTGTGGTTAAATGTTGTTCCGTCATTTGCACCCGCATAAGTAACAACATCAAAGAACTTTGGTTGCTTGCGGAATGTCCATGAGACAAATGTGTTTCCGTTTTGGTTAACACGAGATGACCCACCTACAGAAAAACCAGAGGATGTAAACGCAGAAAGCCTTGTAATGTCGTATTCATTGGCATCAGTTAAGTTACTAAACAGCGTATTACCTGCCCCACGCACAGTATCTGTTAGCACATGGTCTTCAGCCGCACTGCGTTTTTTAATCCAAGTCAATCCACCTTGACCAGACAAGTCAATCCCGTTGGTAATGGTTTGTGATGTGCCGTTGCCCGTATACAGGTACGTTGAGAACAAATCCTCAATGAATATAGGTGGGCTGGGCCAAGTACCGGCTTTCTGAGCTTGCTGTTGTTGGTCAAGCGTCCAGATACCAGAAGCCGCC